CTACAAGTGCTGCTGAATATGCATCACCCCACGCAAGGTTACCCCACGTTTTTCTTCCCCAACCAACTTCAATATCATCTTCTACAACTGGTGTTCCAGTTGCTGCTGTGGTAGCTAATCCTGTTATAGTTACAGTTACGCTTAAACCGTTAGTGCCCCAATCTTCTTCTCCCCACAGATAACGACCCCAACCTTGATTAGAATAAGCATCTACGGTTCCAACGCTTGAAGTAATAGCGATACCCGTGGTATCGGCTGCAACTATATCCGATGCCCAAGAGTTGGCCCCCCATTTATTATTGCCCCAGGTAGAAGCCATCTCTTAAACCTCCTTATTTAGGCTAATCTGATTATTGCCAAAGTGTCCGTAAAGTTTGGAAATTGAATTGTAAAAGTTCCTGATGTAGATGTTTTATTAGAAACAAAATCTAATACTGCAACAGATTTATTAGCTTCTGATGTATTATAAATTAATGCACCCATTGCTGTAATTGTTGCTGTTAAGTAAGATAAGTCTGCAAAATCTACAATAGCTGTTGTACCTGATAATTTGTGAGTCTGTCCTTGTAAAACTTTTCCTCCACTTGAGTAATCTCCTGTGGAATCTGTTACTTGCCCTCCAGTTGTAAAACTTGCAAGGGAAGGTCCTATTACAGATGAATCTGTATATAAAGCTAATTTAAATTTGTCTCCACCCGTTGCATCGAAGTTGTGCTTAGCCTCTAATAATTGATTTTTAAAAGAACTTGTAATTGCACTTGTTGTTATTGCCATAATTTTTTCTCCTGTTTAATTATGGTGACGGTGAATCAATTTTGATTCGAATCGCACCATTGAAATAATCGTCTCTTCTTCTTCGTCCAATCTGCTCTACAGCATACTTGGATACTGCATTTGTATACTGTTTTTCATAATATTGCAACATGTCCATAGGACCTTTTAAATAACTAAAAGCTTCTATTAAACAAGCATACAATAACCCGTTAGGAAATCTTTGACTTAAATAAGTTTGAGTATTACCTGACGATAACCCATTAGGTTTTGCTACATAACTTGCTTGAATAGCATAAGCCGATCCTGGAACAGGGGCAAACATTAAAGTATCGTCATCATAATTTGCGTAATATTTAGGAACTCCAGTCGCCAGTGAAGGGTTATATTCATCAATAAAAGTTGTATCTCTTTTTTCTAAAAAAATCTTATCCCCTCCACTAGTAATTTGAAGTGCTCTAATTACTAAAGCTCCTGTTGGAAAATTTAAATACTTTTGAGAAGCAACCATATTAGAGGTAGCGTATCTTCTATCAGCATCAGTATTAACATCTCTTAAAATTCTCTCCTCTGCATCTAATATAAATCCATCCACAATAGTAGAAGTAAAAACTGAGCTATCTACTTCTGTGTAATCTCTAATTTTTGTAACCAATTCTGAATAATTTATTCCTGCCATTATACTACTACCGTTACCTTTCCTACTGCGCTATACATACTTAATATTTTCCCTTGAGGCAATGGCAACATTCCAAAAACTATCTTTCCTTCAGAATTATAACCATGATCTACTGAAAAAAGACTTTCTCCAATATTACCTGTTAAAACACCTACTCTGACCGTCATATTACCTATATTATGCTGTACTCGAGTATTTCTTAAAGCCTGAGGATCTCCCCCATAAACTTTTGGGTCTAATTGAGGTGATTTAGGTTCATATTCAGATATATGAACTAAAGCTCCATTCCATTCTTTTACCATTTCTAGATATGGAAAAGCTTGTCCAGATCTATCTGAAATTGATAACGCGTATTTTCCTTTTGCAAAAGCTCTAGCCATTTTAAGTTACCGTTGGGTAGTATTGAGCCGGAGTAATAAAAGTGCTTGATCTTGAACCATCTTCGTCTAGTGCACGTTTTACTTCATCCTCATAATACAGTTTTAATTGTTGTGTTCTTTCAGGAGCATATTTTTGAGATAAATAAAATGCTAATCCCGAAATCATACATGGAATCCATCTAAAAGGAACATCTGCAGTATTAGTATAAGCTCCTGCATCTTGAATTCTTTGCAATGAATAATATTTTAGATGAGTATAACTTTGAGCATCAGGAGTAATATATAAAGTTATATTAGGAGTATTCGTTCCTGAAGTTACTCTTTCTACATAGTATTGAGAAGGTGTTCCAGTTGATCCTTTATTAGGCAGTGCAGCATAAGTAGATCTGTCTATTTTAGTTATAGAGATATCTGTAGTAGCGGATCCAGGATTTACTGTAGTAGCACTATTAGAAATAAAAGCTTCTAATACATCACTACAACCGGCAACTGTAGAATATTGACTTTGAGAGGCAACTAAAGCAACTGCATTTAATTGAATTTTCCAAAGATGAACTCCTCTATTTCCCCATTCGGAAAATAAAACGTTTAAAGAGCGTCTAGCTTTTTTAAGATCGTATCCAGAATTAGTTTGAATCCCGCATCTCTCATAAGCTTCCTCTACAATCTCATCTATCGAGAGATCGAATGTTGCTGTTCCGCTGGTTGCCATTTATACATATCCTACTTTTTAAGCTCTCTTACTATTCTTCTTTTTTCATCTCGAAGATTTCTTTTGCCTTTTCGAGTATATCCTTTTTCTGCATCTACTCTTCCCAGTTCTTCTAGACGATTTTCTCTTCTAGTATTTGTGTGGCCACCTTTTCTGTATTTTTTGCCTTTTTCTCTAACCCACATATGAGGACCTTGTGGTCTAGGTCTATTACCACCTTTTATACTACCACCCTTTTTTTTATTGACTCTTTCAGGTGCTCTTTTTGATCTTTTGCCCCAAGCTCCGTAAGATTCATCTCTACGATCTTTCATAGATTGTTTCTTACCAGCTTGTTTTCCAGTTCTCATACCTAGAGATTCATCTTCTCTATCTTTGTAGCCTTGTTTCTTAATATGGCCACCTTTTTTCTTAGTTAAAAGCATAGTTGGCATTCTTTTTGATTTTTCATCTACTCCATAACCTCTAGAGTACATCATATCTCCTTTTCTGCCTCCCATACCACCTTTTCTCATAGCTTTACCCATACCACCGTGTGCGATGCCGCCACCACGATAGTGTCCAGTCATAGCCATTTTCTTGTGCATATTTATTTTTGATTTATCCATAATATTCTCCTATTAAAAGGTTCCTTGGAACCTAGTTCCTTTAATTGCTGCACCAGATCCACGAGCCCTTTTCATCGGCCCTTGAACCATCGATCCGCCTTTAGATCTACCATAAACTCTTTTTTTATACTCTTCTATAAAAGAGCTACCTCTACCTTTTAAACGAATTCCTTTTTTTAGTGACCCATATTTCTTTTTTAATTCACCAACAGTGCTTTTCCCACTTATACCCCCACCTGCAAGTTTTACTTTAGGTCTTTCTAAATGCTCGGGTCTACTTGATAATTCTTTTTCAATTCTTTTTTTATGAAGATGTCTTCTTAACATTCCTAGTTTTCCTTTAGCTATTTTATAAGTTCTAGGAGTTTCCTTTTTCATTCTTTTTTCAATTTCTTTTTTAACAGAAATTTGTTTTCTTTCAGGGTATTTTCTTTTTGGAGCAGGAGCCATAGGATAATTTTTTATTTTATTTTTGGCACCTCTTGTTGGAATTCCACCTTTATGAAACATGTGTTTTTTAAAACCTGGATCAATTTTATCCCATTCATCCATAAAAATCATATTTCCACCTCTTTCTTGAGCTTTTTTTCTTAATTCTTGTTTTTTCTCCCACTCTGTTTTTTTTCTTCTTGCTCCAGCACGTCCTAGTGGACCAGCTTTCCTTTTGTCTTTAGGTCTAACAACGCCACCTTTTTTTTTCTCTTCTATCATGATCAGTAAGCCCTCCTCGACTTTACCACCTTTTTTAAAACCAAAATTTTTCTGCCCTGTTTTTCTTTCTTCGGCTCGTCGCTTATTTCTAAATTTTCTTTTAGTAAGCGCACGTAATACTCTTCTTTTACCGAAACGGTCAATCATGTCCATTAGAGTTATTTTTTTAACCATTTCTTTCCTTTTAAAGGGCCCTTTTAACGTTATAACTTAATGTTATCTCGTACCTCTTTTATACTTTCTTTTTGGTCTTCTGTCTACTCTCTTACGCATAGCTCTAGAAGGTCTTCCCCCTCTTAAACCAGGAGAGATTTGTTTTGATATTTGTGCTCTACTAATAGGCATTATTCAACAACCACTCCTTTTTCCCATTTCATATCGGGTAGACCGTTCTCGTAGCTCTTGCCGTCATAAGTCAGAACTTGTTTTCTGTTAGCTCCCTTTTCATTGTATGATACGTGAACCCAGCCACCTGCTGGATCATCTTTTTTGTAGAACTCGAGGATCAATTGATCGAAGTCACAATTATTTTGAATCCAATAAGCTGTTTTAATATTTGGCACACCTGCTATTTCGAAGTCGACCGCTTGGCCCTTAGCATGCTGGCTCGTTTTTTTCGAGCCGATAGCTTCGCAAAGTGCTTCCGATCTGTAACCAGAGGTAACAGTAATGGGTTTATCAAAGTGCGCACGAACCGGTTCCAAAATTTCATAACAAACATTCTCCAAGTTTTTAATGTCACCAGCTCCTGGGGAATTGTCTATTCCTTTTCGCGTAGCGGTCATTGATTTAGTCATCTCTTCAAGTTTAAAATGTTTACTCAGTTGCATTTTTTTTCTCCTCAATTTCGTAAAAAAATTTATCAGTATCTTCTGTTCTCCACTGACGAGTGTCTTCTACGTTCCACTCACTTGTTTGTACTTTCCAATCAGGAATTTCATCTTTTACAGTAAAAGATGGTATATCCCATATTAATCTATTATTAGGTTGAGCTGCATAATTGCCATCATCTAATGCCAATATATGTGCGCACTTATGTTCGTGCGGAATTTCTGAATGATCAGTATCCACTATATTACTCTCTGGATGAGCCCAGTCAATAGTGAACAAATATGCTCCACTATGCCATTTTTTATCTTTACCAATGTATTTACCAGATTGTCCATCTAAGATATCAAAAGAAGTAACAGAAGGATAATAACTAAAGCAGTTCCACAGCTCCAACTCGTCAAGCCGCATCCTAGGTACTTCTTTGACATCAAATCCTCTTTGAATGAAGGCTGAAATAGGGAGACGATAGAACACCGCACCATTTTCCATAATACAATGAAAGAGGATAGGACGTCCTGTAATAGACGCCATAGCAAAGATGATACAATCTTCAACTTCTCCATGATGTTTTTTAAGATCATAAAGATACTCTCTTCTTATTTGAGCGTAAGTAACAGGTATGTTTGCGTTTAAATATGACATTAGCCATATTAAAATATAACAGCACCTATTACAATACCTGATACAAAAATTACTGCGTGATGTTTATGCTCCATCCATAATTTTTGGATTTGTACTTTTAAATTGTCCATGGTTACTCCTTTTTCGGTTATAAACTTTTTTGTTTTTTATCACAACTTGACGATAACGTCTATCTCTTAATATCTTTGCTATTGGATTTTTTTTATTCAAGAATTAAAGCTTTAATATTTTTTCTACCCTGATATATCTCGGTTTCAGCCTTACCTTTATAGCACTTGTAAGATACAGATTCTGAGTACTGTCTCTCCGCTTCACGTTTCCCGCGAAGGCATTGGGCCATCGAGTTTTGGATAAGGTGTTCTTTAATCTCTCCGTTTACAAACATCAGTAGTGCAAAAACTGTTTCTATCATTAGTGTGTACTCCCGTTTTTATAATGCATTTCTCTGTTTTGGTCTTTAAGTTTTTCTATATCTTCTAAAACTTTATCCATTTGTTTTCTTAAAAATTCTATGTTTACTTTATTTAAAGCCATTGACTCAATATGTGCATTCAACTTATCGGTGGTCTTGTAAAGATCCTCGATCAT